CTTACCATTATCCAGTGCATTTTGATAAATGTTTGCTGCTGAAGTGCCATAATTACGTTGAATCAACCTTGTGGATGGATTTCTATCAAGATACTTTTGTAAGTTCAAACGTTCTTTTGGAGTCAGCGTTGAACCTGGTCTGCCACCAGGAACAGGTTTACCTGGTTTGCCAGGTTTTCCACCACGATCAGTATCCGGTTGTGCTAATTCTTGTAAGGTATATTGTAATAATAATCCAGCAAGAAGCACTGAAGCATCAAGTAATTGAGTTAGATTTCCTCCCAAATCAGTTAGAGATTTAAATGCTCCTTGACCAAAAGTTCCATCAATAAATCCTTTGAATTTCTCCTCAATTTGATCAACACCAGCAAGAATTGAAGAGAACAAATCAATTGTTGCAACAAAAATATTTGCGATTGTATCCAACGCTGCTTCTAATCCTTTGAGAGCACCAGTAAAAGCCTCTGGATTATCAATTGCAAGTTTTCCAACAAGACCAACGACAATCAACCCGACAGCATTCAAAACTTCATCAAAGAAGGAAGTGAATGGTCTTGTAATTGGAGCAACAGCAGACTTGATTCCTCCAAGATTTATTTTTTCTAGAAGATTTTCTCGCTTACCTCTTTTTTCTTTTTCATCTTCTCTGCTTTTTATTTGTGCATCACGTCTTACAAAATTCAACCTTGATCTAAAAATATTTCTCAGAGTCGCAAGTTTTCTACCAATTAGTTTTGCCTTTGGTCTAATCCCCTTTGGTCTAGATTTGCCACCAGTATCTTCTACTGTTGGAGCGGAAGGAAGTAATGCAACAGAAGGTTTTGTTGTAGATTCTCTTTTGACAGTTTCAACTTGAGCAACAAATGGTTGCATCGCAGGTTTTTCCTGCTTGACAATTTGTCCACCTTTGTCTTTATTACTAAGTGCCGACCCGATAAGTGCTGCTATCATGACTATTGAACAATACTATACATTGCTTTCATACCAATAGTACTTCGATTGTTTGGATCAATACTTCCCAATTTTGGAATGTCATTAGATATTCCACTGTTAGGAGTGGCAGATGCAACTTGTGGGGATGGAACACCTATAGCAGGATTTACCTTTTGCATGTCACTCGGAGTCGTTCCAAATACCTCTTGATAAAGTTTATAGGTATCTGCCAAATATTTGATTGGATTGATATTACTTTCTTCGGAAGTTCCTGAAGCAATATTTGCAGAACCAGGAGATGTTTGAAAGTCTCCACCACCTCCTTCATCATAATTTCCAATTACACCTTTACCACCCAAACGAATTGCGGCAGCAAAGTTAAAAATTCCACCTTCTTTTGGTGGGCCACCGCTAGTTGATTGGTGTAAAATTTTTCCTTTTTTATCTGATGCTATGGATACGTGGGTAATTGCTCCAGGAGTAAAAGATCCATAAGTATTTTTATGTAAAACAATATCACCAGGAAGAAGAGAACTTTGACTTCTGACAACTGTTCCCAAGTCAGATCCAGCAAAAGATGCAGCAAAATTTTCACCATTATACGCTGTGCCATCTGGATCAAGATCACCTTTCATAGTTCTTTTTTTAGCAGCTGGATGCTTTGCCATTCCCAAAACCATTCTTACCCAAGAAGCACATGGAGGTCTAGCAGGACCTTGTTTCCCAGTTCTTACGGCATTTTTTGCAGCTGCTACAATGGCACTACCACCAGAACTTGAAGAGGGATTTGTTGTTCCTGATGATGGTGCAGTTTTCTTTGCTTTATCTCGGGTTACATTTCCACCACCTTGAGCATATAAAGTTCCGCGTAATAGTTTGGGTTTATTTGTTCCACCAGCGGAAGCATTCATGCCTGCAAGAGTATCAACTCCAAATTTTTGCACAGCTCCTCTACTCATCACAAATTCGCCAGGACTCAACATCGCAGGAATAGTATCCGTTCCAAGTGGAGCTCCCCCATTAGAAAATGCAAAGGTTGGATTGAAAGATACTAGAGGTCCAGCAGTTCTGTTTCCGCTATTGATCAAACCACCTCCTCTGATAACTTGAAGTAAACCAGTTGTACCTGTAGGTATATTTCCAGGACTTGATGTTTTATCCATGCCAGTATCAGTTCCCTGAACTCCTGCTCCCTTTCCTCTTCGCGCTCTATCAGCATTTCCTGCCTGAACAGAGGCTGCTTTTCTTTGTCCAGTAACTTCATTTGCCAATAAAGCAGTGCCTGCAACAGCGGCACCAAGACCTATTACTTTTGCTGCTGGAGATACTAGTGCTGCTCTGGCGATGGGTGCCGCTTTGCCCAGCATTTTGAGAGCACCACCACCTAATTTCAAAGCTAGTTTTCCAGCTGCCGCTAACATTCTTCCGACAAGTCCGATGAGTTTTGGTACATATTTCAGTCCCAATCTCAAGAAGAACATCACAAGTCCATTGAGTCTAGTGCCAAACAGTAGCAGACCACCAACAATAAGTAACCAATGCTCTCTAAAAAACTTGATTATTCTGTGAAGTTTCTCTGCATTTTCAGGGTTTGAATACCAATCAATTAGTTTGATTCCAACCTTAGCAAACAAAATTTTGCCAATGGCATCCATAATTTGTTGAAAAACATTCTGGATTGGAGCAAGAATTTTTTGTGCTGGTCCAGCAAGAATGTTTTTGATGCCCTCAAGTTTTACTTCTTTTTGTTCTCTCTTATCTTTTTCCTTTTCTTTTCTATCTTTATCTGCAACTGCTCTTTCAAACTTACCAGTATCTCTTACCTCTTTGAGAAGATCATCAATCTTATCTAAGATATCATCAAACCCACTTTCTACTTGCTGTGAAGTTACTTCCTTTGAAGTGGGTGGAGTTTTTAGATCCTCTTTACTAATTGTGGGTCTATACTTTACAAGGGATCCAGTTCTTGTACCAGGCAGCAGTGCTCTAGTTGGACGCATCCCACCATCAAATCCACCACCAGCGGCAGATTTCTTTTTCAAAACATTTTCGACAAATGTTTTGAATTCTATTTTGTTTTTCCTATAAAGTTTTAGACCTTCTTTTCTTTCTTCTGGCGTAGCATTTTGTTTTGTTCCTGGAATTCTTCCATCAGCAACTAATTCTTGACGATACTGTTCTACCTTATCTCCGCCAAAAAAATTAGATGCATTGATGGTTCCAGGATTAGCCATTCTGTTGTTGCTTTAGTTTTTCCTCTTCTATATGCTGTTTCAATAGTTCAACATAGATGTCTCTTTCCCAAGGCATCATATTTTCAATCTCAGTCAAAGAATATTTATGATACTGCATCAAGGCAAAGTTGATCCTGAAGTAAACTTCAAGATCCATATGAGACATCGCTAGGCGAAAAAACTTGAGATACCTTCCAGAACAACTTCACTTTTCTTTTTAGTTTTTGGATTTGTTATCTCAACTTTGTAAGAAAGTTTTGGCATCGTCTCAAAAAACTGTTCAATGTCTTTGAATTGAGCAGTATTGAGTCCCTCTAAAAATTCAGATAGTTCTTTTTTAGTTACATCTGCAGAACTCCACGCCTCTTCTTCATTGTAAATTGTTTCAATACAAGATGAGATAAGATCAAAAGTTTTTTCAATGCCAATATCATCACTGAGATCAAAATTTTCTGATACAAACTGATCCAAAGATGGATACTTCATTCTCATTGTGAGATGATCGTCAAGTTTAATATCTCTATTGTGATCAGGATTTTTTTGAACCTTGATCTCATCAATAGGTATAGTCACGGGTACTTCTGTCTCTCCATCATCAGGACAGATAAGTCTAACTTCAACTTCTTCCCCAACCGATTTTCCGCGAATGTTGAGAAACAAATATTCAATATCAAATGTAGGCAGTTCTTCTATTTTTACTTTACCTTTTACACAAGACTTGATAACGTCTTTGATTGCTTTGGTAATTTGCTTTGTATCTTGACTCTCCATTGCCAAGACTAAAACCTTTTCTTCCTTGACAAGAAATGGTCTATACTCTATCTCTTCTCCAGTCGAAGGCAACTCAAGATTATAATATGGCGTTGCAATTTTTGGTAAAGGCATAATCTCCTATACAATTCAGTGTGATTATTTAGATAGGTTTAGGCACTGATAACTGCACCAGTAACTCCCAATTGATCTCTCGTTCCTTGAGGTAATTGAACTCCAAATTGATCTAGATCGGAATTTCCAATGTTCAAGAAATCGTTGTAGATTGCATTTCCATTGGAAGGATTGTATGAAAAATCTGTTACTGAAGCTAGAGCTTGATTTGTTTGTGTTGGTTCAGATACTGAACTTTGTACCACATTTCCACCTCTATCAACATAGTATCGGTCATAAGCAAACGAAATGGTTGCCTTCAATACTTGAGATGTATCATATGACACGGGAATGGATGAGATATTCAGAGGGAATGCATTTACAAAATTATAAACAATATCACTTTTATTTCCTGTTCCTGATACTGCTCCTCCGTTTTTTCGAGCATAGACTGTTTCATAATCTTTGTTGAACTTGTGAACATAGATTGTTGTTTTGTATTCTGATGGATATCTAAACCTATAAAATCCATTAGTAACTGGCGCACCTCCAACAACAGAATATGTTTCATCAGGACTAGCAATAAAATCCATCCACTGTTCAAAAAACTTGAGTGTTTTATATTCAGTGTCAACATAAAATGTCATGTCAATGGTATCAAAATCTTTTCTATATGCAAACTTCTGACTGACACCGTAGTAATCTTGATTATTTTCTGACGTAGAGAAACGAGATCCAGGAAGAGAGGCTTCAGAACAAAGAATACTTAGATCTTCCGTGTATCTATTTGAAGGAGAATAAGATGAAGTAAAAGGAAGATTTTGTATATTAAATACTGCTCGGAACATACTGCTCTGAGCAACATTAGTAAATCTTTTTATAAAATCACTGGTGCTATAAGTTCTGTATGGAACAGCTCCACTTGACGCCATCTAAATACCTACTAGTCTTTATATATTATGTATGAGCTATAAGGGAAGATTTCGTCCTAGTAACTATCAAAAATACAAAGGCGATCCTACCAATATAATCTACCGTTCATTATGGGAACTCAAGTTTATGAACTGGTGTGACAAGAATGAAAATATTTTGGAGTGGGGCAGTGAAGAATTTTGGATTCCATACCTGTCACCAATTGATAATAGGGTACATAGATACTTTCCTGATTTCTATTTGAAAGTCAAAGAACAAAATGGTACAATCAAAAAGTATGTGATCGAAGTGAAACCGCTCAAACAAACTGTTGAACCACAACCTCCAAAAAGAAGGACAAAAAAATATCTCTATGAAGCGATAGAGTATGCAAAGAATCAAGCAAAGTGGAAAGCTGCTAGAGAGTTTTGTGAAGATCGTAGGTATGAATTCAAGATCATCACAGAAAAAGAACTAGGGATATGAATCGTCTCAAACCAATTCTGCAAGACCTAAAAGGAACTGAAGATCCAGATGATTTGATGATTATGATTATGGAAGCACTGAAAGATATAGAGTATGCTCCAGAAAAAACTGGGGCAATGTTTACGTTTATCTACTTACCAAAGACACCTAATATATTATACGATCAACATCCTCTTGTAGAAGTTACAGAAATAACAAGTTGGGGATTCAAAGGTTTCAATTATCACTGGAATCGAATTCGTAACTATACATTTCCAGAGATTGTAGGTCCCATGCATAGATTATATCCAGTAGAACTACAAACATTGAGAACTATTCCATATCGAAAGTTCCTAATGTCCTAATAAATAACTAAAAAAGATAACTGTGGCAGCACAAGCTTATTCGCAGAACACAAATATTGGCGGTTCATTGCTCACAATGACAGGGTATGATGATGGATCATACACCCTGTTTGATTCTGGCGGAAAGACAGTTGGTAGTGGATCAGCTGCAACTGGGGGAAAGATAGAATTTTCATCCACATCATCTGAAAATTTATACAACAATTTTACTAGCACCATTGAATCTTTCAACACAACTAACTTAAATAACAATCTAAGTTCTGAACAATTAACAAATATTGCGTCACTAGGATATGGCAATTCACTTGATATACCATCGGTTACTACTGCATATTCAGAAATAGCAGCAAATGCTGGTGCAGCACTTGCTGGAGGTAATGCTGGTTCTGATCCTGGACCAACATCATCTAAAACGAATCCAAGTCCAGACGCAGCAAAAAGTTCTTCTGGTTCATCACTTAGATATCCACTAGCAACTATTAGCAATCAAGATTATGTTTTGTTTGAACGAATTCAATATGTTGCTGGAGGAACAGCAGCACTTAGTTCTGGGGCAATTGCAAGACCATCTGAAAGAATGGCGAAAGCAAATGTTCTACAGACTGTCATCCTTCCAATACCAGTCAATGTATCTTCAGACAATACTGTTGGATGGGGAGATGATAAATTTGATTTCGTAAAAGCATTAGTTGGAGGTGGTGTTGCTGGACTCATTGAAGGTGGAAGAGCTCTTGATCAATCACTATCAAACATTGGTGCAACTGTTAGCTCAAACAAAGAAGCTCTCAAAAAACTATTGACAACCAGTGTTGCAGGTCAAATCGCAGGTTCAAATCTTTTTACAAGAGCGACAGGATCAATTACAAACAGCAATTTAGAGTTGTTGTTTACTGGTCCAGAACTTAGATCATTCAATTTTACTTACAGAATGACTCCAAGAGATGCAGGTGAAGCAGATCAAATCAAACAAATCATTCGCCAGTTCAAAAAAGGAATGGCACCAATTATTGCAGAAGGACAACTATTTGTTCAGACACCTAATGTTTTTAGAATCAAATTCAAGTTCAATGGCAATGAAGATCATCCATTCCTAGATAGAGTAAAACCATGTGCCTTGACAAACTTCAAAGCTAATTATACTCCAGATAATTCATACACAACATATGCTAATGGATCTCCAATTGCATACGAAATAGCAATGACATTCAAAGAACTGGATCCCGTATACTCTCAGGATTATGATAGTGGTGAAGGCGCAACAGGGATGGGATTCTAATGTCTTACTTCAAAGAACTACCAGATTTTGATTACGTTTCAAGACTCAATGATCAGAATTCAAGTTCGGATTATATTAAAGTAAAAAATATTTTTAGAAGAGGAAAGATCAGAGAAGATCTATTCAACGACTTCACAACATTTACAAAGTATACAATTATCGGTGACGAAAGACCTGACTACGTTGCATACAAATTCTATCAAGATTCAACTCTAGATTGGTTGGTTCTTCATGCCAATAATATTGTAAGTGTAAGAGATGAATGGCCTCTGACTCAGAAAGATTTTGAAAACTTTTTACTTGATAAGTATGGTTCTATAGAAGCATATAATAGCATCAAGCACTATGAATCAAAAGAGACCAGAGATACTCTTGGAAATATTATTCTCCCAGCTGGTGTAATTGTCGATCAAGGTTATCAAATTACTTACAGAGACAATGGAACTGGTACAGAGTTGATTGCAAGTGACATCTCATCTCCTGTCATATATGTGGATTATGAACTGAGATTACAGGATCAAAAAAGAAATATCTATATTCTAAAACCACAGTTTGTGGAAATTGTTCTGAATGATATTGAAGATATCATGACATACAACGAATCCTCTCAATATATCAGTGATACATTGAAGAAGGCAGACAATATTAAAATAAAATAAGGGGGATTTCTCCCCCTATTATATCACGCTTCAGCGAGTTTCTGGAAGTAACTCAGAGCATCGTCTTCATCTTCATCATCAACTTTCGTTGTGACTTGAGGGAGACTTACCTTCTGACGAACTTCTTCCTCGATAGGTTCATACCTTTCTTCTTCATCAGCAACCTCTGGATCGATACGGCGAGTCGGTTGAGATACTCGCAGGACCTGATTCAGACGACGCTCAAGTTCTTCGTAGGACTTGAAGTTGGAAGGTTTGACAAACTCTTCTAGAGAATATTCTTTTTTCCAAATGGCTTCAAGAGCATCATCGTCATCAAGGAGAGACTCAACAGAGTCAAACTCTGACTTGTCATAATTCCAGTAGCCATCCACCTTGCGGATCTTAAGTTTGAAGTTTGCTCCTTGCCAAAAATCGAAGGGGTTGATAGGTGATTCATCCTCAAACTCTGGTTGCATGGACGCCATGATTTTGTCGAAGATCTTCTTACCATACTTGAACAGAAAGACCTTGCCCTCGTTTTCAGGATTTACGGGGTCTTTGACAACGTAGATGTTACTGTAGTAAGACAGTTTACGCTTTTGTTTGCGAACAGTTTCTTTATCTGCTTCGCTACCATTGTTCCACAGATCACGGTTGTACTCTGACACAGGATCTTTCTGACCAGTGGTGGTCAGAGAGTTCTCAATGTACCAACCACCAGGACCTTGGAAGGCGTGGGAGTAAACCTTTGCCCAGGGAACATCCTCTCCTTCAGGAGCAGGCAGGAAACGAATTACGGCATAACCGTTACCACTCTTATCAAGAGAGGGTTTCCAGAGTCGCTCATCAGCACCATTAGATTTGGTGCCAATTTTCTCTACCTCTGCGACTAGTTTGGAGGTAAGAGAACCCAGACGGGATTGTTTTTTGAGATCGGAAAAAGACATTAGATTTGGCTTGTAATTTGGATTGTGTGTACCCAGTCATTATAGGACTAGATGGAACTCTTGTCAATCTGGTATCGCATGATTTCCAGCATTTTTTCCATATTCTGGAAAATGATATTCATATCCATGTTAGCAGGCATTCCCATGAGTTTTGCAGAGTTGACGATGTTTTCTTTCATCATTTTTGCTTCTGGATCATCAGACAATGAGAGTCTTGTATACAAAACTCTTTGCTTCTCCAGAAGTCTTTCAAGCATCTCAACATGCTCAACCTTTTCCTCCTTTTTCATGGTAGGAAATTGGAATACATTTTTATAAATCTCCTCTTGAAGTTCGTTAATTTCAATTATTTCTGATCGAACTACTTCTGAGTCAAAGAAACTCATAGAATAACCTCCTTGAGGATTGCCTTGTAACGAGGTACATCGATATTTAGAAAGGGTGAATACTTGTTCATTTTTTGAGATATAAGTTTCCACACGGGATCATTTAGTTTCTTATCAAAGATCGATTTGTATCCGATTACCTTATCGATAATAATCAGAGATTCGATTGAGATATTTTTTCGGATAAACTCTTTGACAATTTGTGGATGTCGATTCTCTTCAACCTTGAAGAAACTGTCAAAATCGTTTCCACTAAAGACGGATTCAATCTCTCCTTTGAAGATGTATGAGAGTGACTGTGTTTTCTTTTGCCACTCTTGATATCGCTGTTCTCCATTCTTAATGATGTCCACGATATAGAGAGTCTGTGGATCGTCACATCCAACGAAGTTTGCAATAAAGAAATTTTCTATTTCTTTATCTGGATGTTGACGAGACATCTTTTCAAAGAAGTATCGATCTTTTCTTTTATAAAAGGATTGAAGTGATGCTTTAGATCTACCACAATATTTCAGATAGTCATAACTATCCTTCGTGAAGTGT